CATCATCGATGAATTCTTCGATGAAGCGTCACGGCATGACACAAACTTCCCAGTCGAGTCCCCTCCACATGTCCCATTCCCTTACCAAGGATACGACTGGGACTCAATGCCGGAATTTCTGTCACTTGTCAACGGCAGACTCTATGTGCCGTTTAACCACCACAATCTAGCACCTGGGCACAAACCACCGTCCCGAGTGTACCAGCACGTTTCCGGCCAGTCGCCCTTCAGAATATTGGTGGGGCAGTTCTACTACGAAGTTGCCGACAGGACGCCTTTTATTTCTGGCGGATTTGACATTCCTGACACATACATTAAAGCCTACCCTATCACTTTTAATTTGGGACCTGATGAGTATCTCTCAACCGCAGTGAAAGTGATGGCAATAAGGTCTAGCTGGTCGATCCGTTGCGCAAAGGCGGATGACACTCTAAATGCATCCTGCTACGGCGATCAGAAAACGGGCGTCTCGCCGCCGGCCGGCTACGTTTTCAATGCTCGCTTAGAGGTTAGCGGCGGGATCGTGGGGGGAGTCGATGGCGGATGTTATGACGGGTGGGCGTTTGACGGCATCCCAAAGCTCTCTCCCTTTTATCGAGTTTATTATGTACTTAATGTTGACTTCCCACTACTTGAACGAACGTGCGGCTACCCGAGTTCATTTCCATGCGCGTTTGAGCAGACGCAATATGTCTTGCACGAGCTTGAGGGCGTGCGGGTTCGCATCAATGGTTACGGGGTGACAGTGGGGCGACCTGGGCAAGAGGTTTTTGAGCCATGGGATTGCGTGTCTTGGAACCAGACTATCCCCCCAAGGCGGGCTTACGAGGTTACTTTTAACGGTGGCGGGGACTGCGACTATGAGGTAAAGGAGGAATATGATATTTCCCTAGAAACTCTTGAAATCGACAACGACTACTTATCGTGCCACCCCTCAGAGCTCTTGTCGAATGATGTTGAGTGGGAAATAAGAAGAAGCGACAACTCGCCGATTCCGCAGAACCCGGACTTCCTCGTGTCGTGGGGCGGAATGACAGTCTCTCTCTATGAGCATGTGCCTCCACTTGTTGACAATCAAATTGCCGGCGTCGGCCTCCAGGAGGACTTGGCTGATCTAGGTTTTTTTGGTCTGGTTCACGGCTATGAGATCAGCGAATTCCCCGAATTTGAGGCGTGCGGTGTTCTCTGGCGCAGAAAGGCTCTGGTTCTCGCCACGAACCTGGACATGAGCCCAACCGGCTATACGGAAACCTGTAACGGCGACCGTAGGTATTCGTTCCTTGCTTGGACAATCTATCGCGGGGAACTGCTGCCCGAAGGCAGCGGCAGGGTTGTGAACCTAAGAGTGTGGCGAATTGACAAACTTAGGCATGACGAGCCCGCGTCCGTGACTGAGGTGTATGAGGATAATTTCATAGACGTCTGCACCGATGACCCCCCCAATTCACACCCAGCCGACAACACGCCCCCAACCACGGTGCCGCAATGAATATGACGAAGAATGAGTATCTCAAGAAGTGCATGATGGCGGGCGTGCCGGCCGCTGATGCGGTTGCCTGCATTGATAGCGTTGCTGGCGAAGTGGTACACGTCGCCGACGGGTGCTGTGAATCATCGAGCGAGAGCAGTCGCCCCAAGATGGACAACTTCGCCGTAATGAAGTATCAGCAAGACTTCTTCTCCTCGGTGGCAGCGAAGGTTGCCGCCGATCGGAGGAAGCTGAATGGCGAGTCCACCGGACTAGGCGACATGATAGCGTCTGCGCTAGATGCCGTCGGCATCACCAAGGAGAGGGTGCAAGCACTTGCTAGCAAGGTTGGCATCAAAGACTGCGGCTGCAATGAGAGGCAGCGAATCGCCAACGAGTTGGGCGCCAAATACCTGGGGATCGGCCAGAAACCGTCTTGACCTGTGGCACCCTACACGCCCACACTAGAGCCATGCCGCGCGACCATCACTTCACGATCCGGGGCGTCAGGCTGCTCTGGCGGTACACGCGGCTCCGCGGCAGCGCGGCGGGCTGGGCCTATATGCCTGACGCGAAGAATCCCAAGATGCGGCCCCGTGTCTTGATCGACGAGGGGCTCAAGGGCCGCGAGCGTCTCGAGACGGAGTTGCACGAGGCGCTCCACCACTGTTTTCCTGACATCTCGGAGGAAGGCATCACCGAGGCAGCAAGGGACTGCGCCAAGATCATCCACGGACTGGGCTACAGGATCACCACCGAATGACCAAGAAACCATCGCTCCTTGAGGCCATCGCCGCGGCCTCCGTCCGCAAGAAGCCAAAGAGTTGGGTCGAGAAGCTCACGCCCGAGCAGCACGCCGAACTCTGCGAGATCAAGCGGTCGTGGAAGTCGGGAGAACTCCAGTCGTCTGCCTTGTCGCTTTCCAAGGCCATCCACGCCGAGTGCGCCGAACGCGGGATACCGACGTGTGGACCCCAAGGGATCCGTAAATGGCTCGGGGAAGACTGAAGGCCGCGGTCGCCGCCAAGCTGCCGCCGCCGGAGCCTCGGCTCGACGCCGAACAGGTCACCACGCGGCAGGAGGGCGACGTCCTCGAGGCCAAGAGTACGTCCAGGCGGATCAAGACCGTCGAGGACTTGCTCGCGCACATCGAGGCTGACATGACCCGCTACGAGGTGGCGGCCAGTGAAGCCACCAAGTGGGAGTGCGCCGCCTCGGACGGCAACGGCGGCACGACGGTGACGGAACTGCATCGCGTCTTCGTTCGGCTCAAGCCCAAGGCGGGGCCGACGACGCGAGAGATCGTCGAGGCCATGATCGCCGCCGCCGGCATCCCGTCGAAGAAGGCGAAGCGGCACAGGCAGCCACGCCGCGACGGCCTCTGGCAAGTGCTGGTGGTGGCCGACACGCACCTGGGAAAGTACGCCTGGGGCGGCACGACCGGCGCCGGCAACTACGACCTGGACATCGCCAGGCGTCTGATCGGCAGCGCGTCCGGAGAGCTCCTGGACGCCGGCAACTCGCTGACTCCGGCTCGCCGGACGATCGCGTTCTGCGGCGATCTCTATCACTACGACAATCCGCGTGGGCAGACCACCAGCGGCACGCAACTGGAGCGCGACGGCCGCCTTCAGAAGATGATCGAGGTCGGCTGCGACACGCTGCTGGAGATCGTCGAGCGGTCGGCCGACACGGTCCAGACCGACGTCGTGATCGTCAACGGCAACCACGACGAGACGCTCTCGTGGGTCTTCCAGCGGATTCTCCAGGAGCGATTCCGCAACGACGGGCGGGTCACGGTCAAGCCGGACTACACGAGCCGGCAGTACCTGACGCATGGTGGCAACCTCCTTGGGTTTGCACACGGCAACAAGGCGAAGCGTCGGCTCCCGCAGATCATGGCGCTCGAGGCTGCCGAAACGTGGGCCAGATGCCCGTACCGTGAGTGGCATACCGGCCACTACCACTCCCAGGCTGCCGAGTGGAGCAGGCCCATCGAGACGATCGACGGCGTCCTGGTTCGCGTGGCGCCGGCCATCTGCCCGCCCGACGACTGGCACGCGGAGAACGGGTTCATCGGCTCCAGGCAGGCCATGGAGACGTTCTTCTACGCCCCGGAGGGCGGGCTTGTCAGTATGCACGTTGCCGGCCCGAGGCTCGCATGAGCGACATCGACAACCTCCGCATGGCGGCCAACTACGCCCGCTACTGCTCGCAGGATCCACGGACGCAAAACGGGGCCGTCCTCGTGGCTGGCCCCAAGGCAGTCGCATCGGCGAACGTCTACCCGCTGGCCGGATGGAGTCGGCACGGCGCGCCGCCGGACAAGTACGACTACATAGAGCACGCCGAGCGGGCCGCCATCTACAAGGCTGCCCAGGCGGGCTACTCAACGGCCGGCTCGACGCTCTACGTCGTCTGGTTCGCCTGCCCCGACTGCGCGAGGGCGATCATCGCCGCGGGGATCTCGACGGTCGTCGGGAGCCTCCACGCCCGTGTGGCGACTCCGGAGCGGTGGGAAAAGGACGTCGCCCGCGGCGAGGCCATGCTCCGCGACGGCGGCGTGAACACCCGGTGGCTGGCCGAGAAGGTCGGCGTGACGATCACCTTCGACGGAAAGGAGCTATCGCTGTGATCATCGGAATCTGCGGGCCGGCTGGCTGCGGGAAGACGACGGCGGCGGGGATGCTGGCCGACCGATTCGGCTACGTCGAGGTCGCCCTGGCCGACCCTCTCTACGATGCCATCTCGGCCATGTTCGGAGTCCCCGTCGAGGTGCTGAAGGACCGTGCCACGAAGGAGCAGCCGATCCCGTGGATCGGCCACTCGCCGCGGCGGCTCCTCCAGACCCTCGGGACCGAATGGGGCCGCGGGATCATCGGAGAGTCCATCTGGGTCAAGACGGCCATGCGGCGGGCCTTCGACGCCTTGGACGCCGGCGCCGCCGGGGTGGTCATTCCAGACGTCCGCTTCATGAACGAGGCCGCGGCGATCCGCCAGGTCGGCGGGGTCGTGTGGAGGATGCAGCGTGACGGGGCCGGGATCGCCGGGAACCACCCGAGCGAGGCCGGGATTCCCGAGGACATGGTGGATCGGCTGATCGCCAACAACGGCGACACCGACCAACTCGAGGCCGACGTCTGCATCACGCTGACTGCCGACATGAGGAGGCGTGCGGAGGCTACACTGAAAGAGTAGCCCTGTGACACGCCACGAGTGGCCCTAGAGGCCCGCAACGCACAAGGAGGTGCGGCAGCATGGAACCGAAGATTCGTCGCAAGTTCAAGGCAGTATCCGTCACGCTCTCGACGGCCACTGCTTCGGCAACAACGCTTCGCTGGGACGACGTTGCGGGCGGCACACTCGAAATGGGCACCGTCTCCACGGCCGCCACGACTGTGCAAGTATGGGCCTCCGACTCAGCAACTAGCACTTTCGGCCGTCTTTACAACTCAGACGGGTCAGCCAGCGACATCACACTGTCGCCAAGCTCGACGGAGCCACGGGTCTACGCACTGCCTGACGCCTGCTATGGCGCAGGGGCCATCAAGTTGGTCGCCGGTTCGACGGCTGCGACTGCCGCGGTCTGCATCGTGACGATGCAGACTTGACGAGGGTAGATGATGACAGCCGAGGAAATCAAGCAGGGAGTGCTGGACGCCTTCATTCGGATTGCTGATCGATTCGGCGTGCCGTGCGTCATCTTGGCCGTTGTCCTTTATTTCGGGCGGGAGGCTGCGATCGCGATTCATAACACGGTCGTCGAGCCTGTAGTCCAGAGCCATGTTGAGTATTTAGATACGACGGCGGAAACCCTTAAAGAGATCGGCCAGGCCCAGCAGCAGCAGGCGAAGACCCTCGATGAGATCTCTCGCGGTCAGGCCGAGCTGAACTCAGTCGTGAGGTCTGTGATCGTCAGCGGCAGCGAGCCGCAGGAGAACTGAGCCATGTGGCAGGACAGTGACATCACTGGCGGGAAGGTTCGGCTCAAGCACTCGTCCGTCCAAGGCGAGACGATCGGCGCAAGCGGGCTCGCCCCCGGAGAGGTGGCGATCAATGTCGCTGACGGAAAAATCTTCTACAAGACCAACGCCGGGGCAGTTCAATCGATCCTCCTCTCCGGCGTGACGTCTGATGTGACGTTGACCGGCCCACTCGGCGACTACGTCATCTCCTTTGTGAACGGCGTCTGCGTAAGCATCAGCCAGGTGCCGTGAGCGATGTGCGATGCCAGAAGGGCGACTGAAACATGGCAATGAGCCAACGACTCCTGCGGCCGAGGGCCACAGGCTTCAACCCTAAGAGCATCAGCGGGCTGAAGCTTTGGCTCGACGTTGCCAATACTTCTTCTCTGACGTTCAACGGCAGCACGGTTTCGCAAGTCAACGACTTGAGCGGAAACGGCTTCCACGCCACGCAGGGCACGGCTAACAACCAGCCGACCTACCAGGCGACTGGGCTCAACGGTAAGCCGACGCTGTATTTTGACACTACAGACAGCGTCACGTCATCTGCAACGATTGCCGACTATTTCCTGACGCCCACTTCAAGCCCCACTGTCTACATCGTGATGGTGGCCTATATGCAGACCCTTGCAAACGGCGGCAACATTATTTTCGGTAGCGATGCGCAGGCGGGCGGCCGATTGTTCTTTGCGAACTTCTTAGGCGGTGCCACTATGTTTCTGGACACAGTGAACGCATCAGGAGGTCGCCTCTCCGCGACACTAACAGAGTCGGACTACCTTACCCCGGTAGTTCTGACGGCATTCCGTAACGGTGCATCAATGGGCGTGCGGCGCAATGGCGTTTCTGTGGCGAGCAAAGCAAATGCCAGCGGAAACTACTCAGCGACTACTGCCAAACTGCAACTTGGCAAGTGCTACGGCGGTGGAGCAAACATCATGTATATGAGCGAATGCGTCGTGTATGCCGCCGCCCTGTCGTCCTCTGATCTTGCCAAGGCCGAGCGCGGACTTGGCAAGAAATGGGGGGTCAC